GCGGCGGCGGGTATTGTGCAAAAAATGCACGAAACTATCGCGCGGGTGATTGTGCGGAGGGTCATCGTCAAAATCCCTAGGCTGTGTAGAGAACCTTGCGGTCCCCGTTTTCGGCGATGTCCGCTGCTATGGCGTCGATGTCCTCGCGCATTTCGGCCTCGGATTTGTCGATCCAGAACCATTGTTTCGATGCGAGCATCTGTCGATGCTGTGCAAGGCAGTCCGACAAGTTGAAAGTGTGATCCGCGCAAAGCATGACGCCGGGGTCGCACGGCCCGAATTGGTCGCCTTCGAAGATAGGGACGCCGCAACCTTCGCAATGGCCATGCGGCTCGCCCAAAACTTCAAGCGGTTCGTCAAGCGCCTGCCGTGCGGCCTTGTATCTTGTGTCGGTGTGGGCCACCAGTGCGGCGCGCTCACTCTCAATCGCGGCCAGCGCCTTCGCCCGCTCGGTATACAGGGTGCGTGCTTCTGTTCGGGTCATCGTTTCAGTCCTCATTTCTCTGGCGCTGGGGGTGGCCCCGGCACGGCGATCATGAATGCGCGTGCCGAGCGAGCCGGTGGGCGGTGAGTGTTTTCATGGGTCAGACTTGATATGGCATGATGATGAACAGCCGGTCGGGGCGGGTTGGGTCGGTAAAGCGGGCGGGGGCTGCGGCGTCGGTGCAGCGCATCGTGATTGTCTCGCCGCCGTCCTCGGCAAGCCAGTCGCCGAGGTATTTGCCGTTAAATCCAATCGTGACCGGTGCGCCGACAATGGTGGCCTCGATGGTGTCGGAGACCTCGATGTTCCGTTCGGTGGTCTCGCGCGCGAAAATCTCGACGCTATCCTCGCCCGGCTCGAGGCGGATGGCGCGGGATGCCTTGCTCTGCGCCATCTTGCACAGGCTGACGGCGGCGGCGAGGGCCGCGCGCGGGGCGGTGAGTGTCATGCCTTCCGGGTTCAGTGGCGGGATAACGCGGGTGTAGTCTGGGAATTGACCGTCGACCACTTTCGAGCGCAGGGTGAAGTCTGGCCCGGTGACCATCACCATTGCCTCGTCGATGCCAATTTCGCCCTTGGCGTCGGTGTTGAGGGCTGTGAGAATGCCGACGGTCTTGCGCGGCAAGATCACGGCTGGCTGGTCGGGCCAATCGGGGCCGTCAATCTGCGCAAGCCGGTGCCCGTCCGTAGCGACCGCGCGCAGTTTTCCCTCAACGACGTGCCAGTAAATTCCGTTGAGGTAGTACCGCGTTTCCTCGGTTGAAATTGCCGGGGTGCAATAGGCGAGCATATCGACGAGCGTGGCAAAAGGAATGTCGCGGCGATTGGGTTCGTCTACCTTGGAAAAGCTGGGGTAATCCCCGGCGGGCAGCGTCTGTAAGGTCGCGCGCTTTCGTCCGCTCGAGAGGGTCATGTGGTGCCCGGCTGGCACCATTCGGATCTGCGACCCGTTCTCGCATTGCCGGGCGAACTCGCCCAGGGCGTCGGCCCTGACGGTCGCGGCAAAGCCATCTTCGACTTCGGCGTGGGCTGTGATTTCCATCTCGACGTCAAGGTCGGTGGCGCGCAGGGTTAGGCTGCCCTCGCTGGCCTCGATATGCAGGTTGGCGAGAATTGGAATCGTGTTGCGCTTTTCGACCACCTTGAGCAAGCGTGCCGTGATTGCCTTGAGATTGGCGGTTTCGATGGTGGCGGTCATTGTTCTTATTCCTGTTTGATTGTGCCGACGGTAATGCTGCCGTCCATTTCGATGTCCGCCGAGAGATCGGCTTCGAATTCCCAGTCGTCTGGCGGGTTGTGTTTGGCTCGCGCGATGGCTTGTTCGCGCGTGTCTGCGAATACCCTAACGGTTTGCGAGGCGATGCCGCTTACCGTTGCTGCGTATTCAAGTGTGACGGTCCATTCCTCGCCCTGGCCGAGGCCGAAGTTGGGGTCGTATTTTTCCCGAATTTCGATGGCGGCTTTGCCCGCGCCCGGCGTGTCTGCAAGGCGGCGCAGGTCATTGGGGGTTGGGATTTTGAAGATGTCGCTCATTCTGCGTCCTCGCTGAAATTCATCATGGGTGCATTCCGAGGGCGTGTAGATAGAGGTCTAGCAATGCCTCCTCCTCGCTGCGTTCCGAGGGGTCTTTCTTGCGCAGGGCCACGATCTTTCGCAGGGTTTGCGTGTCAAAGCCGTTGCCCTTGGCCTCGGCGTAGACCTCTTTGATCTGTTCCGCGACTTCCTTCTTTTCCTCCTCGAGCCGTTCGATGCGCTCGACGATGGTGCGAAGCTGATCGTGTGCGATATCAGTCATGCTTCAGGCCTCCGAACTCGTTCGCCTTAAAAGCTTGTCGGCCTTTCAGCGTAAGCCGATAGCCAGCGCCCGCAGGGCCATCGGTGTCCTCGCACCACAGGCCCTTTATAAATTCGACGTAGCCTTCGGCGGCTAGGTCGCGCAGCGTTGCGCGGGTAATCTCGCGGCTGAAGCCGGGTGCCGCGAAGTATTTAAATGTATACGCAAACTCATCATCATCGCGCGCGGCCATCTTTTCGACTGCATGAAGTCGCTGTGCCTGGCGCGCCTGTTCAAGCGAGCTCATGCGAAGGTCCTTTCTTCGGATCGGTCGGGTTCGGGGGGGTCGATTTCGGCGTCGTCGTCGTCCTCGGGCACGGCGGCGTCGAGGCGGTCGAGGGCCGCGATCAATGCATCGACGCGCTTTTCGTAGGTGTCGAGTTCGGCCTGTAGCTGTTCGCGCTGGGACAACGGCGAGGGCGCGGGGGCGCGGGTGGGGGTGTCCGCTGCGGCGTCCCGGGGCAGGCGCAGGACTTCGATGGCGCGCTCGCGGTGCTTTGCCCGACGAATGAAGCCGCGCTCTTCGAGGCTGGTAAGCAACCTGAAAATCCCGCCTTTCGATGACAGGCCAAGGGTCTCTCTCATCATGTCGAAGGTTGGTGCGGTGCCGGTTTCGCGGATGTGGTCGTCGATGAAGGTCAGCAATTCTGCCATGCGCGGGGTCAGCATGATGTGAACTCGCGGCACATCTGCTCGGCAATCCCGTTGCCGACCAGGGCTATCGCAGCGGCCTTGATCCACTCGTCGGCAACCGCGCTATCGGTGGCGGCGTAGGCGGTCAGGCCGTGCAGGGCGAGGGCCTTGCATCGGGTGCCGTCGATGGCGGTCCACCAATAGGTTCCGTGTTCGCTGGCCGCGCGCCAGATCGGGTCGTGAAAGGTTTCGGTGTGGTCGTCCGGGTCGAGGCTTTCGACCAGGGCGTCGATGGCCTCGATGTCGAAATCTTCGGGGCGACCGCCGGGGTGCGGCGTCGGGGCCGGGTGCGCGGTGATGAAGCCGTCGGCCTCGACCTCGTCGGCGGGGCGTGTGCGGCGCGCAGCGTGGATGATCGCGCAGCCATTGGCGACGATGGCCTGGGCGCAGCCATTGGCGGCGATTGCGGGAAAGGTCATTGGGATGCTCCAGCGGTTGTTGCTGGGGCAATGTATGCCTTAATGGAATATCTCAGTCAATGCCAAATAGGAATACTAGCGCTCGTCTGTTGGTTTTCCGGCAAACTGTTCGGTCGGTTCAGCCAGCGTTCGCAGCAATCGTTCGGCTGTCTGGCGTTCTTGCGGTGGCAGCATGTTCCACAATTCGACAATGCTTTGTGATTGCTCCGGGTCGCGTCCGATCAAATCGGCAGGGTTACACAAGTATAGATTGGCCAATAACTCAAGATTATCTCTGTTGTATCGGCTGCGACCCGTCTCTAGTTTTGATAGAGAACCTTGCGAAATGCCGGTTTCTCTTTCGACATCTTCCTGACTGTAGCCGCGATACTCGCGCCACGCTTTCAGATAGTTTGACTGTCCGGGTTTTTGGGGCATGGCCGGATTATCGGTTGTGGCAATAGCCATCGCTATAATCATTTTAGAATATTATGCCTTGACGGAATTATGCCGTATTGGCATATATCGGCAGTATGACGCTTGCCGAATTTATAAAGGAACATGGTTCCCAGCGTGCCGCCGCCGAGGCGCTTGGCTTGTCGCAGGGCTTCGTTTCCAAGTTGCTGCGCCGTGCAAAGACACTCGCGCTGGCCGATGCTCTTCGCGTTCAGCGCGACCATGGCATCGACGCGATGCAACTTGTGTCGGATGACGATGTCGCCCTGTTCAGGTCGGCAACGGTGCCCGCCCCCGCGCAGCCTGAGGCCGCGCAGTGAACGGGTCAGTCCGGTTTCAGGCGCGGCACGGGCGCGGCGGGAAATTGCAGCGGTGTGACGGTGATCGTGCCCTGCACCCCGTTTCGACGATAGGCGTAATTGACAGATGCGGCACTGATATCGGCGTCGCGCCGCTGCAGGATTGCCTCGACGATTACGTTCATTTGAGCGGCCCTTTCGCCGACGGTTGTCTCCGGCTCGACGGCCATCATGATTGCGCCTGCCATGATAGGCAGGTCCGCAAGGTCGCTCAGGTCGCTGTACGAAAACACGATCTGTTCGACCGGCTCGGCCATTCCTTTTCCCTGAAAAGATATGCCGAAAAGCGAGGGCAAAAGATAATTGCAGCGCACCGGACGGTTGGTCGGCGTGCATTGCTTGGCGCTCAGAGATATTTGGTCGAGGGCTTTGCTTTTGAGGGTAGATCGCATCCGCGCCGCGGCAGTGTCGACCCTCGCTGTTGCGAAAAACGAGTTGATAAATTGCGCTTGCGGGTCCGGGCTGGGGTCGCTTTGGGTGGCGCGGCGTTGTTCCGCGCGCCACTCGGCGGCGGCCTCGATGCGCTGTGCTGTTCTCTCGTTCTGTTCGGCGGGCCATGCGGCATAGATCGCGAGGGCGACCGCTGCCAGTCCCGCACCCCAAATCATGCCGGTTCCGCCTTGCGCCTGTCCCGATCTTTCGTTGGCGGGGGGGTCGCTCGGGGGCGCGGTCGGCGGGGCTTTGGTCTTTGCCGGTCCGGCGATCAGGATGAATATCCCCGCGATCAACGGCGACAGGATTGCCGCCAGCAAGAACCAGCCGCCGAACGACCGGCTGTAGCCGCGCGCGATTGCCCCGACCAGGGCCGCAAAGAACAGCCAAAGTGCAGCGTCGCACCGCCGCAACCGGAATTCAAGGGTCGCCGCTGGTTCGGATTGGGCAGCGATGCGGGATCACAGAAATTCAAGGCGTCCGAGGTTGGCAGGTCAACCCACAAAACGTCCCCGTCTTGCGACGACAGAGTCGGATATGTCGTCGTTCCTCGGCTGCGGAGGAGAATGGAGGGCGTTCCAGGCGTCCAGTGCAGCGTCGCACCGCCGCAACCGGAATTCAAGGGTCGCCGCTGGTTCGAGGCGGGTCCAGCGGTGCAAGGCGGGGCGGCTGGGTTTACCCTGGCTCGCCGTCCCGCCGGTTTTTCAAGGCTGCTTGCGCGGGTCATGCCGCGCGGTGGAGTGCGGCGGGCGGGGCCGTTTGGAGACAGTCGCCCGCCGCATTGCGTTCTTCCCTCCGACTGGCCGGGCCTTGCCGTTCGCGCGGCGGCCCGGTGTTTTTTGGTCGGGGGGCTTGGCATGATGATGTCGTCCTCCTCTTCGCCGATGCACTCGCTTGATCGCGTAACAGTATCGGAGAGAGCAATGGACAAATCTGTCCCTAATTTTCACCGCGCCAGCCGGGGCGGGGCCGAGGCCCGCGCGGGGGCTCTGTTCGACAGCTATTGCCATCGTCGCTGGGGCAGCGGTGTGCCCGCCGATGCGGTCGCCGGGCGGCGCTTTGGTGTCGATGGCAAGACCATCGGTCGGTGGCGCGGCGGCAAGTCGCGCCTGCCCGCATGGCCGCTGATGCTGGCCCTGACCTTCGAGGGATTGGACGGGCTGCTCGACAATATCGACCCGGATTTCGAGGGATGAAGTGCGTGTTGTTTTGGGCGGCGGTCGTCGCCCTCGAGATCGGACGGTTGCTGCGGCGGCTGGCCGGGATGCCGGGCCGATGGCTGCGGCGCTTGATGAAGTGGTGGCGGGAGAGACGGACGTGAGTGAACAGGATGCCTTTGCAGCGGTCGAGCGCGACTATGCGCCGATCATCACGACGATCCCGCATGACGATCTGGTGTCGAGCCGGGTGTTGGCGGGGTCGCTTGTGTATCTCGCGACGCCGTTTTCCAAGCGGGCGGTGGATGACGGCGCGTTTTCATGGAACCTCGCCGCCGGTGCGGCGCATGATGCGCGGGTCTGGCAGGGCTGGCTTGCCGCGCATGGCGTCACCGCGATCTCGCCGATCAGTGCGGCCTATGAAGGTCTGCTCGGCAATAGCGGCGGTGTTGGCTGTTATGCGATACCCGGCGGTTTCGGGGCGCTGCGCAGCGATCAGCCCGACCCGCTCGATGCGGTGTTTTGGGAGGCTTGGTGCAAGCCCCTGCTCGAGGCCAGCGATTGCGTCGTGATCCCGCCGATCGAGGGCTGGCGCGACAGCGCGGGTATCGCCGCCGAAGTCGCGGCGGCGGATGAGCACGGCCTGCCGGTCTACTGCCTGACGCATGAGTGCGTGTGATGACCGTGCCGGTCCTCTCCTGCGCGCGCGGTCGCGTCACGATCTATGTTGGCGATGTGCTCGACCGGCTGCAGGCATTGCCGAATGACTTTGCCGATTGCGTCATCACCTCGCCGCCCTACTGGGGTTTGCGGGACTATGGCGTCGAGGGGCAAATTGGCCTTGAGGCAACACTAGGCGAGCATATCGAGACGATGGTCTCGGTGTTTGCCGAAATTTTCCGGGTACTGAAACCGCACGGGACTCTGTGGTTGAATTACGGCGATTGCTACGCCTCGGCCCCGAACGGTCGCAGCGCGGCGGAAACGAAGGCGGCGGGAACCGATGATCGCACGTTTCGGGACAAGCCGTTTTCAACGGTCGGCGGCACGATAAAGGCGGGCGACCTGTGTATGTTGCCCGAAACGCTGGCAATAGCTTTGCGTGATTGGGGCTGGGCGCTGCGTTCGCGGATTGTCTGGGGTAAGCCAAACCCGATGCCGGACTCGTCTGGTACGACCCGCCCTTCCACCGCGCATGAAATGATCTTCATGCTGTCGAAGCCGGGGCGGGCGAATTGCTGGCGTGCGCGGGATACGGGCGAGATTTCCTTTTCGCCGGATATGTCCGAGAAGTGCCGCCAAGTCACAAACGACAAGCTGGCGCATCGGTGGATCGGCATGTCGAGTTTTTATGATGCGGCGGCGGTTCGGGTTGAACGCAAGACGCTCGATTATCCAAAGCAACCGGATGGATGGGGTGCGGCGGACGGGGCGCACGGTACGGTTCATCGGGCGGGGCGACAGCCGGGAAAGAAGACAGTGGAGAAACAGCGGGGGCACAGGCGGCCTCACACCGGGGCTACGGATCGGTGGGATCGGATGACCCGTGAGGAGCGGTCGGCGAATGGCCGATTGCTGCGCAATTACGAACCTGCCCCCGTGCAGGTTTGGCATATGTCGGTTTCGGGATTTTCGGGCGCGCATTTCGCGACGTTTCCACCGGAGCTGGTCGAGCGATGTCTGGTCGCTGGCTGTGTGCCGGGCGGCGTTGTCCTTGATCCCTTCGGTGGGGCGGGAACGGCGGGTCTGGTTGCCGCGCGGCACGGACGATCCGCGCATTTAATAGAGCTCAATCCGGAATACGCAGCATTGGCCGCCGCTCGGATCGATGCAGAGTGGGGTGAGCGCGTGGTTCCGCGTGCTGCCCCGATGGACGAAGGCCTGTTCGCGGAGGGCCTGTCATGATCCGCGATTTGACCTCGGCGGAACTCGACGTCGTCAATCAATGCGTCGAGAGCCTGTTGATTTTTACCGACGGGTGCAGTCCTGCGCGGCGGGCTTTGTTGGTCAGCCATGCGGCGGCGATGATCGTCGGGGTGACGATGGCGGGCGAGAACTGGCCCCGGCGGCGGGCGGGGGGCGGGATGATCGACGGCGCGACGGAGCGCCATTTTCAGGCGGTCAAGGACAGCGCCTTTATTCATGCGATCGGCGGGCCTGTCGGCACGCCGCCCGATCCCGAGGCCATTCTGGCGGGGTGGACGTCGCGCCCCGGCGTTGCGGGTAATGCGGCGGCGAAAAAACTACAGGCGATGAGCTCGGGCGGGGTGCCGCAATGAGCGCCCCGGCTCTCAAAGCGCCTAAGGCGCGGGCCGCGCAGCGGGTGTGTTGCCGGTCGTGTAGCGGGCTGAGGCTCGGCGGGGATGGTGCGCTCTTTTGCAGCAAAGAGTATGCGGTGCGAGACCTGAGGGCGCATCAATCGACAGATCCCTGCGCCGGTTTTGTGCGCCTGCATATCGAGGCGGATCAGGCGGTTCAGATCGCCGCGCGCAACGCGTTTCTGGCCCGGGTCGATGCCGCGTATCTTGAGGCGCAGCGGGCGGCCCCCGCGCCGGAAAAACCGAAACGGATCAGCGGCCCCCCGAGCGGCGGGCTCGCGCGGATGCCGCGTGTAAAATGGCCGCCCGCCGGTGCGCCCCGCGCCGACGTGCTGGCGGCGCTGTGCCCGGGTCGGGCGGACATTGTTGCGCGGCTGGAGCGGGGCGAGACGATCAAATTTATCAGCGGCCAGACCGGCTCTGATCCCTCGACGATCAAGCGGCTGGTCGAAAGCCTGCGCGGGCGCGGCATCGCCATCGAGGTCGCCGCGCCGGAGCCGTACAAGCGCGGCCCCGTGTCGATGGCGTCGCAAATTCGCGCGGGGCTGGCCGGGGGCGAGGATGTCGGTGCGCTCGCCCGGCGGCTCGGCATCTCTACGAAACAGATTCACTCGACCATCGGCAACGACCGCCGCCGCCAGCGGCGAAAACAGGAGTCCCGCCCAATGATTGTGCATCTTGATCCCACCGATGTCGCGGGTCTGATCGAGGTCGGGTTGCCCGACGATGCCGCGCCGGGTGATCTGGCCGGGTTCGGCGCGTTGATGGATGCGGTGGATCGGTTCAATGCGCGCCAGTCCGAAACCCGGTCCAGCGGCCAGGCTGTCGAGGATGCGATCCTGTTGCGCCTCGATTCGCTGGATTGGCCGCGTCCAAAATCGATGACCGTAAAGGCGTTCAAGGAAGGTCGGGTGCGCCTGCGCGACGGGCTGCGCTATCTCGACGCCGATCAGCTTTTTTTGCTGGCCGATTGGGCCGAGGATCATGCGCGGACGTTTCGAACCTGGCCGCAGCCGAGCCTGATCCTCAAGGAAGCCGAGCGGCTGTTCCCCGATCCCGAGGTCGCGCGGCGTGCCGAGGCGGGGATCATCCGCTTCATGCGCAGCCGGGCGGGGCAGGATGCTCTGAACGATCCCGAGGGCGGCTATCATGTCGAATTACTGGCCGCCCTGCGGCAGTTCGGGCCGGGAAATGTCACCTGTTCGGCGCACCAGATACACCGGATGCGCGAGGCCGCTGTCGCGCGGCGGACGAGGCGTAGTCGGGCGATGCGCAATGGAGATCAGTCCACCGTGGCAGAGATCGACCGCCGCGATGCCGTCGCCCGCGCCATGGTGCTCGGAACGGGAGAAAGCACATGATGGCGGCGACGCGCGCGTTGCGGATTGGCGATGTCTTGCCGCCCCTGCCTGCCCCGCCGGTTCTTGCGGCGACCGTCGTCGCTAATCCGGCGGCGCGGCATTGGCGGATCGCACGGCTGGCGCTGGCCGAGGATCAGGCGGCGCGGCTGATCGCGCGGGCGGGCCTGCATGTCTGGTTTCCGGTCACCCGAAAAACCGAGCGGGTCGGGCGGGGCCGTGCGCGGATTCGCGGGGCGGTCGATGGGCCGCTCTGGCCCGGATACCTGTTCATCGATGTCGCGAATGATGCGGCGATGCACGCGATGCTGCGATTGACCAGCCCCGGCGGTCGGCGGGTGGTGCGAGAATTTCTCGGCAACGCGCGGGTGGTGCCGGTGTCCGAGGTCGAGGCCCTGCGCAAGGCCGTCGGCGAGGGCCGGTTTGACCGCAAGGCGGTGCGGCGGCGGTCGCTGGTGCGGCTGACGGCCCCGATGTTCGAAGATCGCCTCGCCACGGTGCACGACGTGATGGGCGATGAGTTGAAAGTGATGATCTCGATGCTGGGCGGCGAGCGTGCCGTCACCGTCGCGCGCGGCGATGTCGAGGTCGTCGCCGTCTGCCCCGATTGCCAAAACTGGTCCTGCCCCTCCTGCCGCGATGTCATCGCGCGCGAGGGCGGCGATAGCGAAGGAACGAGCGAATGAGCACGTCGATAGAATGGACGAACGAGACCTGGAACCCGATCCGCGCGCGGCATGGCGAGCGGGTTGGCTGGCATTGCGAAAAGGTCACGGGCGGGTGCAAGAATTGCTATGCCGCCAAGCTCAACAAGGCGGCACGGTTCGGGCAGAAGGCGGGCACGGGGCTGGAGTACAAGGCTGGCCATACCGGGTCGCTCGACATCTTCGTCGACGTTGTCGCCCTGGCAAAGCCCCTGGGCTGGAAAAAGCCGCGGCGCATCTTCGTCTGCTCGATGACCGACCTGTTCGGCGATTTTCACTCGGACGAGATGATAGACCGGGTTTTCGCGATCATGGCCCTGTGCCGCCAACATACGTTTCAGGTTTTGACCAAGCGGCCCGAGCGGATGCGCGCCTATCTCGACAGGCGGGCGGAATCGGTGCGTGAGCAGATGGAAAACGGGCCGGGATGGTCGAGGTTTGCGGGGCTTGAATGGCCGTTGCCGAATGTCTGGCTCGGGGTGTCGGTCGAAGATCAGGAGACGGCGGCGGCGCGCATCCCGGTCTTGCTCGAAACCCCCGCCGCGTGCCGGTTTATAAGTGCAGAGCCGTTGATCGGGCCGGTGGATTTAGGGTTGCTAGACGATGGAGGCTGGACCCTTGCGGCGCTGACCGGCGTTTTTGTTGATCCAAATCTCGGTGGGTCGCACGGTGTTATCCGCCATGGCCCCTCCCTCGACTGGGTCATCGTCGGCGGTGAAAGCGGGCCTGCCGCCGATGTGCGGCGAATGCACCCGGACTGGGTTCGCCGGATTCGCGACGATTGCGCGGCGGCGGGGGTGGCGTTCTTTTTCAAGCAATGGGGCACCCATGATGCGGCGGGGGAGCCGGTCGGCAAAAAGGCGGCGGGCGATAGGCTCGACGGCGCAGTGCACCACGCCTGGCCAACGGAGGCGGCGTGATGGAAGGCGTTTTGGATAAAATAGAGCCGCTCGATTGCACCGGGCCGATGCCCGAGGGTCAAGCGCCGGTCCTTGACTGGATTGAGATCAAGAACTTGCGCATTAACCCAGCCTATCAACGCAGCGCGAAGTCGCCGCGGTCGGTGGCGTCGATCCGCAATATGGTCGAGGGGTGGGACTGGTCCTGCGTCAAGGCCCTGTCCGTTCAGCGCGCGGGGGGCTTCACCTACGAAATAACCGACGGCCAGCATACGGCCATTGCCGCGCGGACTCTCGGTATCGAAAAGCTGCCGTGCCTCGTGCACGAGAGCGCAGGCACGGCGGCGGGTGCCGTGGCTTTTCTCGGGATCAATCGCGACCGGGTTGCCGTGTCGGCACTGAGCCTTTTCTGGGCCAGTGTAACCGCCCAAGATGAAGGTGCGCTCGATGTTCTCACCGGAGCCGAGCGGGCCGGCGCGCGCATCCTGCGCTCGGCGCGCAGTCCAGACGAATACAAGGCCGGCGAGACGATTGCCGTCAAGCGGCTGCTTTCCTTCGCGGCGACGGGTGGCCCGGTCTATGTCGAGCGGGTATTGTCGGTCGGTGTCGCGGCGGGGCTGGCGCCGGTCGATAATCTGTGGCTTCGCGCGTTTGAATTGTTGTTTTGGGGCGGGGCCGATTTCGAGCCGCGCCTGCCAGACAAGGCCATTATCGATGCGATCCTCGCTTACGGTGATCTGGACCTCGTTGAAATGGCAAAGGCCAAGGCTGCGCAGTCGAAGTCCCCGGCCTATCGCGCGCTGGCCGAGGCCGTGTTTCGCCTGGCCTCAAAACGCGAGGCGGCGTGATGGTTGCCTATAGTTTTCAGGATCGCTGGGCGGCGGATGTCGAGGAGGGCCGCAAGGTTTGTACGATCCGCGCCCGGCGCAAGGGCCGCTCGCGTCATGCGCGGGTCGGAGAGCGGGTGCAGCTTTTATACCGGCCATCGGACCCCGGCGATGCGCAAGCTGATCGATCCTGATCCCGTTTGCACGGCGGTCAGGGTTTTCCAGATTGATCGTTTCGGTAGCTTTTTCATCGATGGGCAAAGGCAGTCCTACACTCAGATGCGGGCGCTGGCGCGGGCCGATGGATTTGCTTGTTTGGCGGAAATGCGCGGGTGGTTTCGGGACGTGCATGGCGTCAAGGACCGAAAGATTTTCGATGGCGTTCTGATCGAATGGGAGCCGTATCATGAATGATGAACAGGTGATCGCCCGGGTCGGGGTTGATCAGGCGCGGGGCCTGCGATGAAGGCCGGTGATCTTCGCCCGCTCGAGCGCGATGTCTTGGGTTGGTTTGCCGCCGGGCGCGCTAAGGCGGCGCGGGATTTGGCCCAGGGCACCGATGCGCTCGACCGGCTGCGCGGGCGCGGATTGATCGGCGTGTCGGGCAGGATCACGGCGCGGGGCATCCTTGCTGTTCTGAGCGATCGTGACGTGCTGGTGCTCGCACAGCTGGGCGGCGTCGCCGCGCCGGTACTCGACACGGGTGCGGCGTCGCGGCTGGCCGGGTTCGGGCTTGTGCGGCAGGGCACACGAAATGCGGCCCTGTGGCATCGCACGCCGCGCGGTGACGCGGTGATTGGTGCGCTGGCGAAGGCTGTCGCGAAGCGGAGGACAGGATGATGAAGCCATTCGAGACGATTGAGGTCGCGACGCATTTAGGTACGCGTTCGGCGTATGTGATCTACGGCGACGGCGGTTTCGTTGTCACCCCGAGTTTTCGTTATCCGCGGCATTTCGTCCTGATGCATCGGCAAACGGGATTGTGCACTCCAGGAGAGTGGTGTGATTTGAACGCGGCCTGTGCCGCCGTCGACGCCCTGTCTCGGATGGACGGTGTGTCGGAAGTTGGTGTGGTTGAGTTGCACGCTTGGGTGCAGGGCAACAAGGACGCGTACGTGGCCGCACTGGCCTCAAGATGCGATTGCTACGGGGCTGTTGAATGAGTGCCGAGCGGGGCAGTGCGGCGGCGTGGCTCGCGCGGTACATCGGGCGCGAGGCAATGTATTGTTCCGGTTGCGCCGAATATCACTCGATGGCGCGGCACGAATGTCCGCAATGTGGCGGGCCGCCGTCCGAGGACGCAGTGGGTTTGTTCGAGGTGCTGGACCAGTTGCGCGCGTATGAGCGGGGCGGCGTATGAGTGGACGGTTGGTCTATCCCCTGCCCCTCGATGCGCGGATCGGCACGTTCGACCGCATGGACTGGTTTCATGGCCGGTTTCTGCGGTCGGAGACCGTCGCGCGGGCCATCGCCGAAAAGCGCGAGGCGGCGGCGTTTTATTCGGTGATGCTCTGGTCGGCGTCGTTCGAGCAATCGCCCATCGGCACGATTCCGGACAGCGAGGCGGGGCAGATGTTTCTCGTCGGGCTGGGGGCCGATGTGCGGCGCTGGCGGGCTGTTGCTCCCGATGCCCTGCGCGGGTTTCAGGCGCTTGAAGATAGGGATGGTCAGGTCATCGAGGGGCGGCTGGGTCATCCGACCATGATCGATGTCGCGGTCGAGGCCTGGGATCGGCACCGGACGCACGAGATGCGCAAGGCCCAGCGGCGGGCCGAGCAGAGCCGAAAGCGGTTGCGCGACGAGGCCGAGAAGGCGGGTATCTCCCGCGAACAGATCAAGGGGGCCATGGAGGCCGACCTGTGGCTCGCATGGCTGGGCACGCGCAACCTGACGATCTCGGCGCGGTATCTGCACGAATGCAGGGAGGCTGTCGTGGACGGATGGCGACCGCTCGAGGGGGCCGAAGTGGTCGCGCTGCACGCGCATCGCTGACGATCATTTACTGAAATCATTGGTCTTTTTGTCAACTGTCGTACCCCGACAGGGGGCACTGTCGTGGTACATCACTGGCCACTGAAACCGACAGATCAGACCATACCAGATCAAATCAAATCAGACTTCCCCCTACCCCCACATCGATCCTGTGGATAAGTCGGATTGCTGAGAAGGATTGACAGGGGCGAGCGCCTGGGGCTATGGATGGCGCAGGACAACCGTGCCTGTGCTGGCCATTACCCGAAAGCGGGTGACAGATGCCACCGGCGGCCCTGCCTCGACCCGGTGCGGATGCACAGACGGTTCAAGGCCAGTGGCCGCGCCATGCCTTCCAAGGTTTTGAGAGAACGATGAGCATCGAAAGGATTGCCGGACGCAATCATCTGCGGTGTGACCATTCCGGCTGCACCGCGCAGCCTGCGCCGGTCGGCTATCGTCCCGAGGAATTCTTCAAGATGCTTGCCGACGCAAAAAGCATCGGCTGGTCAGTGAAAAAACGCGGCGGCTCATACATCCACCGCTGTCCCGACCATTCAAACGGCACCCCATCCCTGTTCTAACCGCACCCCAGCGGGTCCTTCCCACCCAAAAAACTGTACGGGAAACTTTTGCTCGAGGGTTTGGGAGGGAGGGGGTGGGTTGAAAGCCTAAACACAAATGTTGAGGATTGGTGTTGAGCATCGTTTCAAAAGCTGAATTCGCCCGTATGATCGGTCGGGATCGGTCGGCGGTCGCTCATTGGAAGACCAGCGGGAAGCTGACGCGAGAGCCGGGGGGTGGGCTGGTCGATCATAACGACAAGGAACAAATCGATGTGGCTGCCGCCTGTGCGCGGTTGAACATTGCGCTCGATGTCGGCCAGTCCTTCGGCAATGGCGCGGATACATTCCAGCGCGCTGCCGAGATCGCGCGCGGCGCTGCCCCTGCCCCGGGTCAACAAGCGGACTCCACGCCGGACGACACCGATCCCGCCCTAAAAGACACCGATACCGCTCGCCTGCGCGCTGCCCGAGCAGAACGCGAAGAACAGCAAGTCACCCTTGGCCGCCGCAAACTGGCCGAAGAAATGGGCCGATGGGTTGACCGCACCGCTGCCGAGGCCGAGTTCGCGCGCGAAATGACCAAGGTGATGTCCGAGCTTCGCCTGATCGTCGAGGGTGCCCTGCCCGACATCGTCGCCGACCGACTTGGCCTTGATCCGCACGAGACCCGCATCGCGATCCGCGCGGCCTTTCGCGAAGAAACAGCGGCCATCGCCGACCGGTTGAAACTGACCGCCGCCCAGATCGAAGAAGAGCCCGCCGATGCCGCTTGACGCCGCACCAGATTTTGAAGACCGCGACGGGTTTCTCGCCAATGCGCGGGCGGTGGTGTTGTGCGCCATTGCCCTCGCTGTGGCCCCGCCGCCGCCGGTCGATTTGCGGGCCTGGGCGGTCGAAAACATGGAGTACCCCAAGGGCGATCCGCAACAGGGGCCGTATCGCGCTGACCTTTATCCGATGTGGGACCGTCCGCTGGCCTGCCTGTCGCTCGATCATCCCGCAAGCGAGGTCACGCTGCGCGGGTCGGGCCAGATCGGCAAGACGAACCTGATCAACATGTTCATCGCCGGGACCATGGCGGTCATGCCGGTCGATATGCTCAAGGTCGATCCGACCAGCGGCGCGGTCACCGAATGGAAAGTCGGCAAGTTCGACAAGCTGCGCCGCACCGTCCCGGCGGTGGCCGATACATTCGGGACGCCGCGCAAGAATGACAGCGGCGACAGCACGTCGCGGGTCGAGACGGCAGACGGTCTCGCGAGCCTGCGCCTTGTTTCTGCCCAGTCCCCGGCTGAATTGTCCGCCACAACGCGCCGGGTCGTCATCCTCGATGATCTGTCGAAATTCGAAGATACGGATCAGGGCGATCCGGAGCGACTGGCGATCACGCGCGCCCGCGCCTTTTCGGACCCGAAGATTTTCCGGGGTTCGGTCGCCGGTCTCGGCGGTGAATGCCGGATCACCAAATCGTGGAAGGCCGGAACGCAAGAGCAGTACGCGATGCCGTGCCCTGGTTGCGGCCATCTTCACCCGCTCGAATGGGAGAACATGGAGCCGAACCTGCGGCCCGGTCGTCCGGACTCGGCGGTGTTCACCTGTCCGAAGAATGGCTGCATCATCGAAAACAAGCACCGCGCCGGAATGGTCGCGGCAGCGGCAAAGCTCGGCGACGATGCGTGGATCAGCGGCAACCCCAACGGTTCGCATCCCAGCTTTCACATCTGGTCGGTATATTTCAGCCTCGGTAAGGGCTGGGGTGACCTGGTCGATAAATGGTTCGCGGTCAAGGGCGACCCGGCGGGCGAGCAGACGTTCTTCAACGATGAGCTCGGCCTGCCCTACGCCATCGCGACGACGGCACCGAAACACGAGACCCTGCGCGACCGGGTCGAGAACGCGGCCCCCGAGGACGGCTACGATCTCGGCACAATTCCGGCTGGCCACCCGATGCTGACCATGGGGGCCGATTGTCAGGGCGACCGGGTCGAGGCAACAATCTGGGCCTTTGGCCGGGATGCTCGCCGCGCAGCGGTGCAGAAACTGGTCATCCCGCACCATATCTCGACGAAGGCGGCGAAGGATCAGCTATCGGCGCTGATGCAGGCGACCTGGCGCAACGCGCATGGAAACCGCATCGCGCTGGACCGGGTCGCGATAGACGGCGGTGCCTATCGCGATGACGTCTGGGATTGGGTCAAACGGTTCCCGAAATCCCGCGTCGTGATGACGAAAGGCGCAAGCACCGACACAGGCCCGATCTGGAAAGAACAGAAGATCGAACAGAAGCGATCCGGCAAGGTCCGTAAATTCGGCAAGCAAAGCCTGATCGTGAATGTCTCGGTTCTGAAAATGGGCTTTTACGGCGCGCTGGCAAAGGTGGACCCGCTGGCGCGTGGCTTCGTCCAGTTCGCTCGGGGCCTTGGCGACGACTTCTATCGTCAGATCACCGCCGAGCACCGCGTTTCTCAGAAATCCGGGTCGGGTGCCGAGGTCTTTCGCTGGAAACTGATCGACAAGACCCAGCCGAATGAAGACCTCGACTGTGCCGTTCTCGCCGATGTCTGTGCGCGGATGGAAGGTTGGCGGGTGATGACCGATGCGCAATGGGATGCGCTCGAGTCCGAACGCGATATCGCCCCGACCGAGGACCAACGCGACCTGTTCGACGCCGACACCGCCCTCGATCACGCGGCCAGCCTTGCCGATGCGGCGAAGGCGACGGCGGATGACGCGACCCCGCTCTGGAAAAAGGCATTGATCAAATCATGACCATGCTTTCGCACCTGACCGTCGAGCAAAAGCGCGCGCGGCTGGCGACGCTCGAGGACGCTCAGATGAACCTCGCCGCCGGAATCGCGGTGGCCAAGGTCAGCTATGCGGATGGCGGCCACGATTACCACGCGCCGGACCCCGACGGTCTTGCGCGCCTGATCCGCGCGCTCAAGGCCGATCTCGGCATGATCCCGCGTCGTCGTTCACGCGGCGTGACGTTCAGTTAACTCTCCTCCGATACCGGAAACCCTGCATGACCCCGAGCCTGCTAGATGCGAGCGGCGCGCCGATGAAGGCTGCGCTTGCCCCGGCCTCGCCGCTGCGGCACGACTCGTTGTCGGCGTGGTCGGCGCGGCGCAAGGCCCCGGATTGGGCGAACCTGTCCCGTCCGCGCGACGCGGCGCGGGCGCGGGAAATGGTCGAGACCGACGGCTATGCGGCGGGCGCGGTCACGAAACAGGTCGACAGCATTGTCGGCTCTCGCCTGCGCCTGAAATTCAAGCCCGACGCGCGGGCGCTTGGCCTCGATGCCGCTGAAATCCGTGACTTTATCGATCAGGTGCAGGCCCTGTTCGATGCGTGGTGCAACGATCCACGGTTCTATTGCGACGAAACGCGGCAGACGACACTCGGCGGGCTTTTTGCCCTGGCCTTCCGGCATTATCTGGTCGAGGGCGATGCTATCGGCGTGATCGGATTTGATCCGGATCGCCCGTTTTCGACCACCGTGCGCATCGTCGATCCCGATCTTCTGTCGAACCCCCGCGACGCGCAGGACCGGCCCAATCTACGCGGCGGGGTCGAGTTGGACGATTCCGGTGTGGCGGTCGCGTATCACTTTCGCGGCGCGCATGATGCCTCGATCTATGCCGACCGCCGGTCCCGCGAATGGACCGAGATCGCGCGCGAGGACAGCGACGGCTGCCCGATTGTCGTGCACTTCTTTGACCGTCATCGCGATGGCCAGACGCGCGGGCGGTCGAATTTCGACGCGATTATCAAAGCCCTGAAAATGGAGGACAAGCACGCCGAGGTCGAACTCGAGGCGGCGGTGCTTGACGCCATCATGGCCCCGCAAGTGCGGACCTCGAGCGACGTGGAGAGCCTGTCTGAATTCTTTGGCGACGGCGGCGCGCAAGAATACCTGACGCAGCGCGGCCAGTATTACGAAGCGGCCCCGGTCCAGATCGACGGCGTGCGCGTCAATCACCTGATGCCCGGCGACGAAATGACGGTCGCCGATTCCCGCCGCCCTTCGCAAGGTTATGCTGAATTTTCGTCGAGCGTGCTGCGCCGGATCGCGGCGGGCCTCGGCATCACATACGAGCAGATGGCGCAGGACTGGAGCAAGGTCAATTACAGCTCGGCCCGCGCCGCCCTGAATGAAATCTGGCGCAGCTGGACCCAGCGACGGTTCGATTTTGTGCAACGCTTCTGCGCGCCCGTCTTCGCCGCGTGGTTCGAGGAAGCACTGGCTCGGGGCATCGTGACCCTGCCCGCCGGTGCCCCCGGACTGCACGACGCCTACGGCGCATGGTGCCGCGTGACCGGCATTGGCCCAGGCAAGGGCTTTGTCGATCCGGTGAAAGAGGTTCAGGCCGCGCGCCTGCGCCTCGAAAGCGGATTCGATACGCTGGAAAATATCACCGAAGATCTGACCGGCGTCGATCACCGGGACATTTTCGCCCAGTTGGCGCGAGAGCGCGATGAAGCGCCCAAGGGGTATGCGCATCCGGCGTTCAGCACGGCCCCGTCGACCGTCATCGATCCCGACGAAGACGATCCCGACGACGAAGATCGAAAACAGCGCGAGCAAGCCGCATGAACACTCTTGCCCCCCTCTCTGCCGCCCTGTTGCGCGGCCCGTCGATCCGCGCGGTCGCGCTTGCCGAAACATGGGTTCACGGCCTGACTGCCCAGCCCGATCAACCGCCGAAGGGCGCGATGAATGCCGCACAGGCCCGCGAGTCAAACCGGCTCTATGCGGTCGAGGGCGGCGTCGCGCTGATCGACGTCTGCGGAATGCTTGTGCCGGAATCAGGCTGGATCGGGTGCGCGGGCATCACCGGATATCCCGATTTGGAAGACCAGATCGGCGCGGCGCTGGCCGATCCGTCGGTCGCGTCGGTCGCCTTGTTGATCAAAAGCGGTGGCGGATATTGCGAGGAGTTGTGGGAATTTTGCCTTTGGCTGACCGCACAGCGCGGCGGCGAAAAACCGCTGGTCGCGATCTGCCATACTGCCGCCTCGGCTGCGTACGCTATCGCGAGTTGTTGCGACCGGATCGTCGTCTCGCCGTTCGGCCTTGTCGGGTCAATCGGGACGGTCATGGTCCATCTCGAACTGTCTGGCTTTCTCGAAAAGCACGGCGTCACGGCAACGGTCGTGCGCTCGCCTGACGGCAAGTATCGCGGGAATATGCTCGAGGCTCTCGACCCCGCGACCCTCGCGACGTTTCAGGCGTCCACCGATGAGTTGACCCGCTATTTCGCAAACCATGTTGCCTCGACGCGCGGCCTGACCGTCGAGGCGGTGCTGGCCACGAATGCGGCTGTGTACGAGCTGGGCAGCGGCACGGCAGAGGCGTTGCGCCTTGGCCTGGTCGATGCGGTGATGCTGCCCGAGGCGGCCCTCGCCGACCTCATAGAATTTTCAACCGCCGCGCAAGACTGATCCCGGTCAAGCGGCAAGCAAAGGAGGGTCGCATGGCGCGTTCCCTGTTCGGAAGAGCCTTTGGCGGCAAGCCCCCCGCCATTGGTAAATATACGCCCGGCAAGAAATCCGAGGATGGCGATCAGGATGATACCGATGCCATCGATGACGAAGAAGAAGACGACGCGACCCCGCCTGTAGAGGTCGAGGAGGACGACGACACCACGACCACCGCCGACGATGAAGACGAGGACGAAGAGGGCGAGGTCGCCCAGGCACGCCTCGCCGAGCGTTCGGAATGGACCGAGGTGATGTCGTCCTTCGAACTGCCACCGAATGCGGTCGCCGCCGTGGAGGCCCTCGGCACCGGCAAGGGTGCGGTGGCCGCGTTCAGGGCCGCCATGCAGGCCCCCGGCGCGTCGGCGCTGGACACCCTCGCCCGCAAGCGAGGCAGCCACGCCAAGGCCCCGCGCGCCGGGGGCGGCGCAGGGGCGGAAAAGGTCGGGCGCAAAGACCGTATCGCCGCCGGTTTGGATCGTGCGCTCGGGCGAAAATCAGCCTGATGCAGGCCCCGCTGTGATCCGTTCGGGTCACGGCTGATCCCTTTTTTAAAACAGGAACAGCAACCATGACCGAGATTAACGAAGGTAGCGCGACGACAACCACCGTTACGCACGCCGATTTCGTCCTTGCGCCTCAGTCGACCTATTCGGCGACGTTGACCATCGCGACCCGAGGCACCGTCTACCCGCAAGGTCAGGTCTTCATGGCCTCGGGCGGTAAGCAGGTCGCTTTTGACGGGACGTCGGCAGCGACTTCCGTGGCCGCGTTCGAGATCGATGCCACCGGCGGTGATGTCGAGAAGTCGGTTTATGTCGAGGGCGAGTTTGCCGTCGACAGCCTCGTACGCGACGGTCTTGCGACATCGATCGACCTGCGCAACGCCCTCGCCGGGTCGCGGATTATCGCCCGCGATCCTCAGTAATCGTCGCTTGAAGCGCGGCGCACCCCTCAGAAATCAAGGATAAATTCAATGGATCGAGTGATCGCCCATTATCTCGGCCTAGTGGCCGACCGCCGCCCGCCATTGGGTGCGCTGACGCAAATGTTCTGCACCGACGTTGCCATCGAATCGGGAAAAACGAAGGTTCTGTTTGACCGCGTGACGATGGATGAGGGCCTTGCGCCTCTGGTCCATTGGCGGCTCGATGGCGTGCCGTTGGCGGACGAAGACTATGAAAGTGTCGAACTGACCCCCGCTTATTCTCAAGTAGATCGCGCTATCGACCCTGAAAAGCTGGCAAGTCGGATGCCGGGCGAACCGCTCGATGCGCCTTATACTGCCGAAGAACGTCGCGAGATGTGGATCGTCATGGAGATGGTGCGCCGCGAAAACCTGCGCGTGCGGTTGGTCGAGTGGATGGTTGGACAGATCCTCGCGACCGGCGGTCTGACGCTGACATCGCCGCACTATAAGGAAAAGCCACTCGATTTCGGTCGCGATGCGTCGTTGACCGAAACGCTGATCGGCGCAGCCCGCTGGGGCGAGGACGGCGTGGCGCCGCTGGATAATCTCGAAGACTGGGGCGACGAGGTCATGACGCTGACCGGCAGTACCGCCGAGACGGTCGTGATGGGGTCCGGCGCGTGGAAGCTGTTCAAGAAGGGCGAGGATGTAAAGCTTGTGCTCGAATCCCGTCGCGGTTCGGCGTCGACCGGTGAGATCGGGCCAAGCAATCAGCGCGGACTCGCCTATAAAGGGACGTTCGGTGACAAAGAGGTTTACGTCGCCGCCGACAGCTATCCTGAAGCGGGTGTGAGGCAAAAGTTTTTCCCCAGCCTTGGGGTCTGGATCGGATCGCCCGACGATGTGATGATGAAAGTGGCTTACGGAGCGATTATCCACACGCAAGCGATGCAGGGCGAGCCGATCCCCGGCCAGATGTTTCATCACGTCTACCCGTCGAAGGATGGCAAATTCGACAACCTCTATTCCGCCACCGCGCCGCTGGTTTTCCCCATGCGCCCCGACGCCGGAAAGTTTGCCACCGTCGGATGAGTCCGTCGCCCCGGCCCGGTGATCTATTCGCTGGGCCGGTAACCCCTGAATTTCCACATTTTGAAAGGGCCTGACATGAAGGTCGTATTGATGCAGTCCGTGACGACCGACAAGGGGTCGTTCAAGCCGACCAAGAAAGGCGAAAAGCTGCCCGATTTTCCGAAAGCGATGGCCGAGGAACTTATCGAGCGCGGTATCGCTCGCCTGCCTGGCGACGTCCTTTCTGTTTCGGGTGAAGGCTCCGACGCCTCGCAAAAGAAAATCGCGGCTTTACTGGCCGAGCGTGATGCGCTCGCTGACGAAGTGGCGCGCGGCAATGCCGTTCTCGATTCGCTGACCGTTGCATTGACCGAGGCGGGCGGTGATCCGGCGGCGATCATCAAGACCGCTGTCGAGGCGCACAGCGCCGCCCTCGCCGATGAGGGCGAGCCCGGTGACGACGCCCCTCGGGCCGACGCCTGATCCCGTGCTGCACGCGCAGGAAACCCTCGATGTGCGGTACGCGCATCTCGGCTGGCTCGCCACGGTGACGCCGCTTGCCGGTGAGCCTTTCGAGGTGCGCATCCTGCCCGATGCCGAGCCGGAAGAGATCGGGGGATTTGGCGGCTCGACGCGGCGTCGCGATACAATCCTGCTGCGCGCGCGGGTGAGCGAATGGCCGCAACCGGTCAAAGGCGACAGGATCACCCTGACGGGGACCGATGCCTATCCGGTGCCAGCGGCCCTGCAGGCATCCCGAAAAGTGTCCGATGCGACATGGAAGGATGCCTATCGTCTCGAATGGTATCTGGAAACCGAGGGCGTCGAGTGAGGTTGAAATTTGCGCTGTCCGGTCGGCTGGACGAATTCGTCAAGGCCGAGATCGATGGCGCGGAAATAGCCGTCACCGCATCGGTGCGGGCGCTGGACCGGGCGATGCGCGATGAAATCCGCGCGCCGATTGCGGCGGCGCTGGGGCCGAAGGTCGCGAAGTCCTGGAAATCGAATGTCTATCCGCGCCGGGGTCGGTCGGCCAGTGCGGCGTCGTACCAGTTCGACGATACGAGTCAGGATTGGGCGATCCGCGCGGTCACTGAATCCGGCCCGATCCGCGCGCGGGACGGCAAATGGATTGCCCTGCCCTCGCCTGCCGCGCTTGACGCGATGCCGGTCGGCTTTCACCATTCTCGCTCGCGAAAGCGATTTGGAGATGGTGGAAAGTTTAGTCTCAAATATCAAAAGACGGCGGTTGATTACATCGAAGAAAAATACGGAGAGCTTGAATTCGTGAAGCCGCGCGGCCAGAAAATAGCTTATCTGGTCGCCGAAGTCCGGCAAGGCAAGCGCCGCTTCAACAAGGCCCGCCGCCTGAAATCAGGCAAGGCGGGTATCCGAACCCAGACCGTCATCATGTTCTTTCTTGTGCCGAAGGTTCGCCGCGCGGCGAAATCGTCGATCAACCTCGATGTCATCGCGGATCGCTACATCGCCCGCCTGGCGCGCGAGATTCTGAACCGCTGGCCGGAGATCCTGAAATGACCACCACGCGGACCGCTGTGCAGGCTTCGATCTTCGCGGCAGTCCAGCGCGCGGCGGCGGCCCTGCCCGATGCAAGGGCGGTGCTTGAACCGGAAAAGCCGGTCGAGATCGACGAGACCGAGACGGTCCTGACCGTTTTTCCGCCCGAGGGCGACGCACCGCTCGAGACGCTGGGCCGTCACCCGCCGTTTTACCAGATCGACCGCATCAATGTGGAGGTCGTCGTCAGCGGCACGGATCACGCGGCGCGCTTCGATGCCGCCCTCGCCGTCCTCGACACCGAATTTTCCGCCGACCGTCGCCTCGCCGGCACCGTCAAAGGCCTGCTTTGGTCCGCCGAGGGTTCGACCGTCGTCGATGTCGGTTCGGCGAGCGTGCAGCGCGAAGGCGAAGTCGAAGTCACCGTAGAATACGAGAGCGCCACGCGCCTCGCTGTCTGAAACAAAGGAACCTCAGATGCAAACGATTGGCAGCACCGTCAAATCTCCGACGAATACCCGGTTTTTCCTCGCGTTTCAGTCCGCGCGTGATGTTATTCCCGCGCCGGTTTTACCCGATCCGGCGGTGTATTTCGAAATGGACGGCACCGCCGCCGATGTCGGGCGCAATGTCGAGCTGGAGCGGACGCGCACGATGCGGTCGGGCCGCGAAGAGGGAAAGCCCCTGCGCGGGGCGATCAATGCGCCGCAATCCTTGACCGATCTAGTCGATAAGCGGTTCATCGGCGTGCATCTCGGCGCGTTGCTTGGCTCGCCGGTCTCGACCGATGCCAATGCGACCGGCTTTTTGATGTTCGAGCGACAGCCCGCCGCCGGCGAGACCATCGTGATCAACGATGTGGTCTGGACATTCGTCGATGTGGCCCAGGTCGCGTACGAAAGCGCCATCGGCGAGACCCTCGGCGCGACGGTTATCGCCCTCGCCGCCGCCCTGAACGCCAGCGCCGATGCGGACATTGCGGAGGCGACCTATCTCGCCTCGGGTCATCGCCTGATCGTCACGGCGGATGCCAGCGGCGCGGCGGGCAACGATATCACGCTCGGCGCGGGCACGGCGGGCGGCTATGCCAGCGGCGCGACCCTGGCCGGGGGCGGGCTGCGCAAGCATGTGTTTCGCAGTGGCGCGGCGGCCCTGCCGATGCTGTCGCTGGTTACCGATCAGACCGACATGACGGATGGTCCGCGCTTCAAGGCGGTCAAGAATTTGCGCTATGGCGGGATGCAGATGGATCTGCGCGACAGCGGCGCGGCCAGCATTACGTTCACGGCCATCGGCACCGATGAAGTGACCCTCGATGCCGATCCGGTCGCCGATCATACCGTGCCCCTTAAAATCGAGCGGTACTCGCATATTCAGGGCGGCATTCTCGTCGATGACGGGTGCGTGAAAGGTGTGATCGAGGGCGGCGGGATCAGTTATTCCAACGGACTGGCCACCGACCGCACCCTCGGCTGTCCCGGCTCGCCCTCGGCGGGCACGATCCATGATGCGTTGCCGGGCGATGTCGAGTGCAGCGTGAATGTGAATGCGCGGTATTACGCAGCGGGGGTGACCGGCAAGGCCGAGGCGGGCGAGACGGTCAAGATCGTCTATCAGTTTGTCGATCCCGCCGACGGATCGACCCTGACCTTCACCTTTGCCCAGGTCACCCTGCCCGAGACCACGCGCGGCTACAATCTGGGGTCGGCGGGCATCACTCAAAACTTCAACGGCGTGTGCAGCAAGCCGCCCGGCGGCTGGGCGATGGTCGTCGAGCTGGTCAACGACAGACAGGACTATTGATCATGCTGAACCTTGATGATTTCGAGCAGACCCTCGCGGCGCGAACGGCAAAGACCGTGGCCGTGGGGGGTGTGACCTTCACCGTCGAGCCGCTGTCGCCGATGGTCTATGATGCTGTGCGCGAGGTTGCCTCGACCCGCGCCGCCGACCCGGCCCTGATGCCCGAGGGCCTCGACCCGGAGAGCGCCGAGCATCGCAAGGTTTGGTGGCTGGCCGTCTATTGCGAAGAAATCGCGGCGGCCAGCGTCATCGCCTGGACCGGGATCGAGAATGAGGCGACGGCGGAAAATATCCGTCGCCTCGTGCGGTTGTCGCCCGATCACGTCGGCGTTGCCATCGTCGATGCGGCCATCCCGCCGCGCCTGATTTCCCTCGCCGACACGGCGGCGGTGGGAAACGCCTGATCGCCGCCCTGCGCTGGCGGTCGACCTATGCGCAAACCTGTCAGGGATGCGGAATGCGCCCCCGCTCGGGCGACCTGTGCGCAGGATGCCCGGGCCGTGACTGCCAGCCCCAGACCGTGCCGGAATCCATCCTCGCGCGCGTTCTGACCGCCACCGCCGTCTGGCGCACCGCGCCGATGACCGGCGTCATTTTCGGCTTCGATGCCGCCGAATTGCGCGCCCGTCTGGCCGACCTGCCCGCTGCCCTGAAATCCGAAACCCTCGCGCTCGCCTTCGATATCGAGGGCCGTGCCGCCGCCGCCTTGAGAGGAGACACCGATGCCGACCCGTGATTCGACCGTGCGCCTCGGCGTCGATGGCGAGGAGTTCAAGCGCGACATGAAGGGGGCGGGCATCGAGGGCGACAACGCCCTCGACCGCATCGCCAAGGGCGCAAAGCCCGCCTCCGGGGCGCTGCTGGCGGTCGGCGCGGCGGGTAAGTCCGCGCGGAACCAGATCGAGGGCCTCGCCGCGCGTGCCGGACCCCTCGGTCAAAGCCTCGGGTCGATCAATGGCGGCTTTCTGGTGGCCGCCGCCGGGATCGGCGCATTCACCCTGGCGGGAACCCAGGCCATCGCGCGCGCGAAAGAAGCGGCGGCAGAGTTCGCGACGACCGCGCGGGCGGCGGAGGAGCTTGGCGTCGGCCTGCAAACCCTGCAAGAGGTGCGCGGCTTTGCATTCTTGGGTCGGGGGGCCGATGCGGAGTCCGCTGACGAAGGCTTCGCGACGTTTCTCGAGCGGATTTCCGAGGCGCGCAATGGCAGCGCCGATGCCGCCGAAACATTCGAGCGGCTCGGCGTGTCTGTCGTCGATCTCAATGGACGCCTGCGCGACGGCAAGGATGTGCTGCTCGATGTGGCCGGGGCGCTCGGGCGGCTCGATAGCGGTGCCGAACGGCTCGAGCTGCGCCGTGTGCTTTTTGGCGACGAGGATGGCAAGGCCTTTGCCGCGCTGGACAGGGGTCGCGAATCCGTCGAGGCGCTGATCGACGAAAGCCGTCGCCTCGGTTTGGTAATCGATGAAAGTCTGATCCAAAAAGGGGCCGATCTACAGCGTCAGACCACCCTGACATCGCGGGCCATCGACAATAATCTGAACCGGGCATTTATCGGCCTCGGGCCGTTGATCAGCGGCTCCAGTGAATTGATGGTCGAGTTCACCAACAGCATTGCTGACGCCGCCGTCGCAATCGGCGATTTCTTTGCGAAGGTCGAAGAAAAATCCCTCGATGGTGTGACGACCGCCATTCGCGGCATCGACGCTGAAATCGAAACATTGCAGGCGCGGTTGGCCGCGAATGCGATTGAAGGCGATGCTCTGTTTCCAAGCATCGGGATCACGCTCGATGCGGCGGATCGTCAAGGAATCATCGATCAGCTCGCCGAGCTGCAGATACAGCGCGCGGCTTTCGAAAAGCGCCTCGAGGAAATTCGCAACCCCGGGTCCACCGCCGAACCGGCCAGCCCGCTGCCGCCCGAAAGTCTGCCACCGTCGCCCGCCGAAATCCGTGCCACGCAAGCGCGCGCCGATGCCGTGCGTACGCGCACGCGATTGATTGAAGATGCGACTGTCGCCCTCGATGCGCAGCTGGCGTTGGTGCAAGACGGGCTGGCGGCATCGGAGGCGCTCGAGGAATCCGAACGCAACCGCCTCGCCATTCTGCGCGCGGGTGAAGATGCGCGGACGCGGGCCGAGCGGTCGGGTGAAGACGGCGATGCTGCCGCCGCCGCCGCCGAGGCCACCGAACGCAAGCGTCAGCAAAAAGAGGCATCGGAGTCCGCGCTGGCAGAGGCCCGCGACGCCGCGCGTAAACGCATCGACGAAGATGCGAAGGCCGCCGCCAAGCTGACCGAGTCGCGCCGGGTCGCCAATGAAAAGCGCCTGGCCGATGAGCGCCGCACCAATGAAGCCGTCCTCGCCGCGCAGCGCGACTTCAGCCGCCAGCGCGACGACCTTGCCCGCCAGCGAGACCTTGCCGCGCCCTTCGATGGCCTTGCCGCGCGCCTTGGCGAGGTCGGCTCGCTCGAGGCGCTGGATACCCTGCGACAACAGGCTGATGCCGAGCGTGACCTTGTCGCGATCCGGGTTGCCGGAGAGCGGGCAGCGGCGGCGGCGAGCGAATTCCAGAACCCCGACCGCCTGCGCGACCTGGCCGAGCAAACCGAACGGCTGGCACAGCAAGAGCGCGCGGCGACCAAAGCCATCGCCGACCGCGCCGACGTGCTGCGCAAAGAGGCTGAATTACGGGAAAAGGTTGCCGAGGCGGCGGCACGCGTCCGCGAAGCAAGCGCGGCCAACGACCGGCTGCGCAGTCTTGCCGCGCCCGTCATCGATGCGGCGGCGCAAGTCGACGATGTGGACTCGCTCAAGGCCCTTGACGCCCTGCGACAAAGGGTCGAGGCCGAGCGCGATCTTGCCGCGATCCGGGTGGCCGGAGAGCGGGCGGCGGCGGCGGCCAGCGAATTCGAAGATCCCGAGCGTTTGCGTGAGCTGGCCGAAGAAACCGAACGGCTGGCACAGCAAGAGCGCGCCGCGAACGCGGTTATCGCCGACCGCGCCGATGTGCTGCGCAAAGAGGCTGAATTCAGAGAGCGGGCCGCCGATGAGGCAGAGCGCGTGCGCGAGGCGCGCGCGACCAATGACCGCCTGCTCGCCGATCAAAGCCGCGCGACCCTTTCCAGTCTGGTCGATCAGGCGCGCGGATGGCGCAATGTCGGCGATGCCATCGAAAGCGTGTTGCAGCTTTTGCTGCGCCTCAAGGTATTCGACGGATTCGGTGCGGGGCTGGCCGGGGGCGGGCAAGGCCTCGGCGGGTTTGTCGGTCTGGCGTCGCAGCTTGGTCGCGGGGCGGCGTCGGGCTTGGGCTTTGGTCCCGCGCCGCTGCCGACCGGGTTCGGTATCGACGATCTGCTCGCCTCGGCACGGCCCCGCGCGGGGGGTGGCCCTGTCTCGCCGGGGCAGATGTATCGCGTCAACGAGTTCGACCGTGAATTTTTTCAGCCCAGTGTCGGCGGCAATGTCATTCCCCTCGGCGGCCCGGTCGGCGGCGCGCAGGCCATGCCGCCGATCAATTTCCGGGTGATCTCGAACGATCCGAATACGCGCGTCGAGCGCGATACCGGCATCCGTGCCGGCACGGCGACCCGCGCGCGCAATGTCGGTGAATTCATGACCGAGGGCGGGAGGTACAAATGAGCTTTCATGAAGTTCGCATCGCCCCTGAAGTGTCGGTCGGTGCCCGTCGCAGTATCCGCCGATCAACCCAAGTGGCCGAGCGCGCCAGCGGCGACGAAGATCGCAATGCCCAGTGGGAAAATTCCCTGCGCGCCTACGATATCGGGTTTGCGGTGCGCGAAGTTGCCACGGTCGAGGCCGATGTCGTCGCGTTTTTCGAGGCGCGGCGGGGGCGGGCGTACGGGTTTCGGTTCAGTGATCCGCATGATTGCAGGTCGGCGGCCTATGGCGAGGCGATTGCGGCGACCGATCAGATCATCGGCGCCGGCGATGGTCTCACCGTCCTTTTTCAGCTTGTGAAAACCTATGCCAGCGGTAACCAAAGCTATCGCCGCCCGATCCGAAAGCCGGTGCGCGGCACGGTCTCGGTCGCCGTGGATGGCGTCCCTGTCGATGCGCTGTTCGTCGATCACAGCGCCGGGCTGGTCCTGTTCGCCGAGGCCCCGACCGAGGGCGCGGCAATCACCGCCGGTTTCGAATTCGATGTGCCCGTGCGCTTCGATCAGGACAGCCTCGATTCCGTTCTGGAGTCCGACGTGATTTCCGCCGTGCCGTCGCTGCCGCTGGTCGAGTTGCGCAAATCGGTGCCCGCCAGCGACGATGAGGCCGCCCTGGCAAATTTCGGCGAGGCCGACCCTTGGTTGCCGATCACGCAAGCGCTGGCGGGGTCCGTCTGATGCCGCGCACGGTCCCCGAGGGTATTGCCGCCGACCTCGAGCGCGGCTGCACGACGCTGTCGCGCTGCTATATCGTCGAGCGGGTCGATGGCCTGACCTTCGGGTTTACGGACCACGATGCGCCGCTGACGGTAAAGGGCGTCGCCTGTGAGCCTGAGACAGGGTTCGACGGGTCCAGCTTTGACGCGACGCTGGGGGCGGCGACCGACGGGATGGACTTGATCGGCGGGCTGGACAGCGAGGTCATCACCCGCCGTGATGTCGAGTTGGGCCTGTGGGATCGTGCGCGGGTCGAGTCGCTGTATGTCAATTGGACCGACCCGACCGAATTTGTGATCCTTGGTCTCGCCGAGATTGCAGAGACGATTGTCGAGGGGACGCGGTTGACCGCGATCCTGCGCTCGATGACCGCCGATCTCAATGTGACCCAAGGCTATACGCTCGGCCACGATTGTCCGTATGAGTTCGGCGACGCGCGCTGCACCGTCGATCTTTCGGCGCATATGCAAACGGTCACCGTCAGCGATTTCGGGCCGCAATGGATCGAGGCGGACGCCATCGCCGCCCAGGGCGATCCGATCATTTTCGAGCAGGGCGAAGCGGTATTCGGCGGCGGCGAGCGGGTCGATATTGCGGCGCAGGACGATGCGCGCGTGACCCTGTGGCAGCCGTTTTATTCGGCGCTGGCGGTCGGGGATGCGGTCTCGCTGATCGCGGGCTGCGACAAATCCTTCGATAGCTGTATCCGCTTTGAAAATGCCGCGCGCTTTGGCGGCGAGCCGCACATGACGGGGCCGGACACCCAAGCCTCGACCGGGTCGAACCCCGCGCAGGATGGCGGCGTGTCACAAAAGCGGTCAGGGCCGCCGGACACGCCGGTTATCTTGGGTGCGGGAGTTGCGCCTGTCGGGTCGTTTGCTCCTATCATCCGGGTCCGGGTCAGGCCGTTTGCCGGTTACCTAGTTTCGACCGGTGACGGCAGTGCTGACCGGACTTACGCATTGCAGGGCTACATCGATATTCGCGGACTGAGTTTCACCAAAGTGAGAACGATCACCATCGCCGCCGAACTTGGCACCTTGCGATCTGATGAGGTGTCGGTTTCGGTGCAGGAAGGTGCTGTCGTCGAGCCTGATCCATGAGCGCAATTTTGACCGAGGCGCGTGAGTGGATCGGCACGCCGTACTATCACCAGCAATCCACGAAAGGCATCGGCTGCGATTGCCTTGGCCTCGTGCGCGGCGTGTGGCGCGGATGTATCGGGCCGGAGCCTGCTCCGACCCCGCCCTATCTGCGAATGCGGCGTCGGGGTGACAGCGCGTTGTCGGACACGATGGCGCTGTATCTGACCGAGGTCGAGATCGCGGCGGCGCGGCCCGCCGATGTCATCATCTATCGCATCCGAATGCAGGAGCATTGCGCCATCCTTGCCGAGGGCGATGTCGAGAGCGGGTCGATCATTCACGCGATGGCCGAGGCGGGCTGCGTGGTCGAGGGGCCGGTTCTTCCCCGCGATCCCTTTCGCGCGTTTCGTTTTCCGGAGAGTTTCTGATGGCTGCACTTGCACTGGCGGCGGTGGGGGCGCTCGCCTCGGGGGCGGTCGGTGCGGCCAGTGTCGGCGGCACCGTGGTCATCGGCGGTCTGGCCGTTTCTACGGCGGCGCTGCAGGCCGGTATCGGCCTGGCGGTGACCGTGGGTCAGGCCTTGCTCGCCGAGGGTCCGCCGGACATCGAAGGGCCGCGCCTGGACGATTACAGCGTACCGACCGCCAGCGAAGGCACGCCGCTGAAGCGCGTCTACGGCACGATGCGTGTCACCGGTGAGGTCTTCTGGTCGCTGACCAGGCGTGAAACCGAGGATCGTCAATCGGGGGGCAAGGGTCCGCTGGCGGGGGGTGCGCCGACGGTGACGACCTACAGCTATCTCGGCACGTTCGCGCACATGATTTGCGCGGGGCCGGATGTGTCGATCGGGCGGACGTGGTTCAATTCGGAACTGGTCGATTATACCGAGTTCAACTACACGTTTTACGATGGCGCGGCGCGTCAGGTGCCGCACGCGATCATCGCGGCTGCCGAGGGTCATGCGCCGGGCGAAGATGGCAAAGCCTACATTGTTTTCGAGGAATTGCTGCTCGATCCCTACGGCAAGAACCTGCCGAAAGTGGATTACGAAGTCACCCGCGCCCTGCCCTCCCCGGGCCTGCGCGGCATCATCGAGGCCATCGCGGCGGATTACCCCGATGTCACCGTCGATGCCACCGGGGTCACGACCGATCCGAGCGTGACCGGATACATGGTTGATCGCCCGATGACGTTTCGCCAGGCGATACAGCCCCTGCAACAGTTTTTCCGCATCGATGTGGTCGAGCAGGACGGCATCACCGTTATTCGGTCGCGGCCCGATGAGCCGATGGTGACGATTGCCGCCGCCGATTTGCTGGCCGCCCAAGGCGAGCCACCGCTGCGCGTCACGACGGCGACACAGCGCGACCTGCCCCGCAAGACCACGCTGGTCTATCAAGACCCCTCGAACGATTACCAGACCGCCAGCGTGCGCCAGTCGCGCCAGAATACCCGCTCGACCAGCGAGCGCCAGATTCGGGTGCCGATGGGGCTGGACGATGGTAGCGCGCGTCGTCTTTTGACGGCGGCGGCAATGGATGCCGAGGCGGGACGAAAGACGCTGAACGGCACGCTCTCTCCCGCCGCGCTGGAAACGGCGGTCGGGGATGTCATCGAATTGACCGAGGGCGATCAGAGCTATCTTGCTCAAATCACGCGCCAGACGTGGGAGTGGGGGATGCCGTTCACGGCGGCGGTGATCTCGGGCAATACCGGGCGGATCAAGGGGCGGTCGAGCCGCCGTCCGCTGCAATCCGAAACGCCGGTCATCGGTGCGCCGGTCTGGTTTTTCCTCGACACCGCGATGTTCACCGACGACGACATGAACCCGCACCGGCCATGGATTGCCGCCGACGCGGATACCTGGACCGGCGTCAGCGTGGTTCGTGATCTCGGGGCAGGGTTCACCGGCGTCGCCGATGTGCCCCGCTATGCCCAGATCGGCAGCCTCGACGCGCCGCTGTCCGCCGGGTCCGCCTATGGCGTCCTCGACGATGTCAACTCGATCACCGTCACGATGCGGCGGAATTACAGCTTTGACAGCGTCGATCCGGCGAACCTGTCCAATCCGATCAATGTTCTTGCGATTCGGAATGCCCAGGGCGAATGGGAAATCCTGCAATTTGCAACGGCGGTTCTTGTCGAGGGCAATACCTGGACCCTGTCTGACCTGCAGCGCGGGCGGCGGGGAACCGAGCACGCGATGAGCGCGCCAATCGGCTCGCCGGTGATCGTGCTCGATGCTGCGCTGGTCAAGCTGAACCTGTCGCCGGATCAGACCGGCATGGCGCTGACCTATCGCATCGGGCCAAGCGGCATCCCGCATGACGACGACCGGTTTTCCGAGGTCGATCTGAGCTTTGCGGGTATCGGCCTGCGCCCGTGGTCGCCCGTGGACCTGACCGCTGTTTCGGATATGAGCGGCAACGTGACCCTCGGCTGGACCGAGCGTCAGCGCATTCCGGGCGATCCCGAAAGCCTGCGCTTTACCGTGCGGATTTACGACGGTGCGACGGTGGTGCGCGAGATCGATGACATCGACGGTGAGGAGACGGTCTACGCCGCGACGCAGATCGCCGCCGATTTCGGCGGGCCGATTGCCAGCGTCGATTTCAGCGTGACCGCGACCAATACCGCCTTCGGCGAAGGCCCCGCCATTCGCGGCACCGTCACTCTCTAATTTTCCCCTGCGATCCTTGAAAGGATTAACGCATGTATCCTGCGTTGAACGCCGCGCTTAATGCGGCGGCCCTGACCGCTTTTATGACCGGCGATGCGGGCGATGTCGTGCGCAATTCCGAGGGCGACGACATCGGCACCCTCGCCGCGCTGCGCGCCGAGATTGCGGCGACGCTTGGTTTTGGCCTGCGCCCGACCGTTGCCGCCCTGCCGGCGGCGGACCCGGCGGAGGAATACTACCTCGTTCATGCCGATGGTCTGCTCTATGCGCGGTCGGGGGAGAGTGGATCGTATACCTGGGCGGAATCGCCGGATCGGGTCGGGGCCATCGAAAATGCGTTGCGGGCGATGGCATTGTCGGCGGCGACGGATCGGTGTCTTGCCTTCGATCCGAATTTCGATGTGCTGCGCGCGGTCGGGGACGAATGGCAGGGCCATCGTCTCGTGCCGTCACACAGCATCGGCATTTGGGACGATGTCGAAAAGGCATGGCGGTTTCCGGGAGTCGCGGGCGAAATGCCCTTCGACCAGCCCTTCGCCTTGCTTGATGATATGGTCGCCGAGGGCGAGCCGATTTCTGCAACCGGGATCATTGAGGGCATCGAGACAGGCAGCGCGCGCCTGCGCGTGATCTTCCTCAATGACGCGGGCGGCGAGATCGGCAGCTATGTCAGTTCCGCGACCGCCTCGACCACGGCGGGAAGTGAGCATACGGTCAAGGTGGAGAACCTCCTGCGCCCCGCCGGTGCCGCCGCTTTCCGGCTGATGTTTCAAGATCAAGGCGGGAATTTTCAGTTTTACGCGAAGGCCGCTTGGGCGGTCCCCGGTCCCGTCGCGTCCGACCTGCCCCCCGTGCATCGGCCCTTGTCGCGCCGCACCTTCGATGTCAGCGAGGCGGCAGAGGCACAGCGCCAGCGCATCGTCGCGATGGTTAGCGGTCCGTCTCTGGTCGCCGACCCAACCTATATCGTCGCGCACAGCGCCGGGGCTGAACTGAACCAGCGCCCCTATTTCGACACGAACTTTCCGGTCGGCACGTTTTCGACCGCCACAAAGAAGTGGACGGTCCCCGCGCAATCGGGCGGCACCCATGCGGTCGCGGCCTGGTTCAGTGACTTCCCGCGTGCCGTCGTGCCGGAAAGTCCGAAGTCGGTCACGGCATGGGTTCGTCCGACCATTCCGGTCACCGACCCGGATGGCGCGCGGACGCGTATCAACGTTCGCGCTTTTGCGGGCGCACCGGGCACAAACCCGGCCTCGGGCTTGTTCATCGTCAATAAGGAGTTCCGCCTTTTCGACGGACTGAACCGGATCACCTTTGACGGGATCATAGCGCCCGCCGATGCCGATGGTTGGTCGCAGTATTTCGTCAACGGTTTTACTGGCGACAATGCCAGCGTCCCGTTCGAGGTCGTCGCCTTCGATGCCGTGGACCAGGCGACCGGGCGGCTTGACATACCGACATCGCCCTCGGCTGGCGTGATTGGCGCGCTCGGGGTGCAGGCGGCGGTGGCAGAGGATGAACTGCCGCCTTGGAAAATCGTCACACCGCCGCGCATCTATGCGGTGCTTGGCGATCCGACCGACCCCGACGATCCGAATGGCGAGGTCAATGTCTATAATAGCCTGCTATCATCGCAGGACTACGGCACGTATCCGGTCGAATGGGACCCGGGCAGCGTTAGCTTCGGCGAGGACCGCGCGACGAAATGGACATGGCGACCCGATGCGCCGGTCGCCGATGGCACGATAGCCGTCAGCACGCTGGACCCGCGCTCGGCCACCGGGCGGCGGGCGCTCGACACGGCGGTCATCGCCCTGACGGCCTTCGCGCGGTCGGCGGCGATTGGCCTGACGCTCAATGTGCACTACCTCGGCGACAGCTTCATCAATACTCAAAACCGTGTGCGGCAGGCGAAGGAAACCTCGCTCGCCAATGCGGACGGCGTGCAGATCAATCTGGTCGGTGTCGACACGTCTGACGGCTTCCCGCGCAGCGGTTTTGGCGGCAAGGATTGGGCGGACCTTTTCCAGAAAGACGCGGCCAGCTTCTCGGGTCACCCGGCGGCGGTGAATGACGGCGACTATTTCAGCGCGGCGCTGATGACCTCGCTGAACTCGCTGGGGCCGTTTGACACGCTGGTCTGTCCCTTCGGGTTCAACGGGGTGCAGGCCCTTACCGACGATCCGGCGGCGCGCGCGGCGGCGATGGATCAGCTTTCGAAGATGGCGGCGATCCTCGGCGTGTCGATGGTCGGGGCGAACCCGGCCCATGCACCGCTGATCACGTCCAGCTTCCGCTCGGAAAATCCGAACCTGCGCATCGTCATCCCGATGATTGCATACGGTTCGGACCATGCCGACCTTTACGGCAGCTTCGGGCTGGGCCGGTCGCGGGGCAGTATGTTGCGCGCGGTGCAGATCTACAACGACCTGCTCGTGCGCCTCTTTGGCGGACGCGAGGCGGAGGGCATCTATGTCTCGGGCGGCAGCCTGTTCGGCGATCCGGTCGATGGACACAGTCGCGATTGGGATGATCCGGTGCACGGCTGGGAACGCAGCGGCACAGGCGACCCGGTTCCGCCACTCGATTACGCGGCGAACCCGAGGCACCACATGCGTGATTGCGGTCGGGCCGACATCGCGGTTCTGACATACGTTGCCCTCGATGGGTGGACGGCGGCATGACCCTTCCACAGCGCACCTTTGCCGCCATTGCCGCCACGATAGGCAGTGAGGGCGGCTTCCAGCGCGACCCGCAAGACCGGGGCAACTGGACCAGTGGCGTCATTGGTCGGGGAGAATTGCGAGGAACGAAGTGGGGCATCTCGGCTATGTCCTATCCTGGCGAGGACATTCCAAACCTGACGCAAGAGCGGGCGTTCGTGATCTACGAACGAGACTTTTGGAACAAGCTGGCCCCCCTGCCCCCGGGCGTTTGCTACATGGCCTTTGACTTCGCGGTCAACAGCGGCTTGAGAACGAGCATACGGGCGCTGCAAGAGGCCGCTGGCACTGTCCCTGACGGATTGATCGGCCCTGCCACCCGCGCCGCCGTAGCGCGCCACACGGTCACGCATAAAGCCACTGACGAGTTGCTGCGCGCTTACTCGGCAGAGCGGGCCTTTTACTACTCGCAAATCAGGACTGTTAACCGGTTCGGTAAGGGATGGATGATCCGCGCTTTCGAGGTTCACGACCGAGCGCAGGACTTCGCGCGGCGGTTCGCGGATCGGCGCGTGGAACCCTACCCCGACAACCCCCTAGAAGCATAGGAGAACGACCATGCCATACTTCCCTCGCTATCAGTTTGCATCGCCGTGCGCGCCGCCCATGCAGTTTCGCCCTTTCTGGCCTGTGCGCCTCTATGACGGGAGGCTGGCGTGGCTCAAGCGATGCTGGAGGCAGCGCATGGCTCCGCACGCATACCTTCCCGGGCCGGGGTATGAATTTTGGTCTGTCACAGACCACCCTCAAAACAGGAGAACGACATGAACGGCACGAAACGCTGGTGGCAGTCCACCGGAGTCATCGGAGGCATTGTCGGCGCGATTGCAAAGGCGCTGATCGGGTGGGGCGTTCTCACCGCCGACCAAGGCCAGATTATCAACGAGGCGCTCCCGACCTTGCTTGTTGCAGGGATTGGCCTCGCTGGCGATGCCCTCGCCATCTACGGGCGTGTGTCCGCCAAGAAAACCATCACCAAAGGAGCTTGAACCATGCTGAAGAAATCAATTGGCGCTTTCGGTGCCCTCGCCTTCGCTGTGCTGCTCGGCGGCTGTACCGCCGTGCAGACCCTGTTGCAGGAACGCACGCCGGACGAGACTGTTGCGCTGGTAAAATCGGTCGCCGATAGCGACAGGCCGGTGGCGGCGGCGCTCGACTTGCTGGTCGAAGCGGGCGGCTGTGCCGATGTTGCTGCGCTTTGGGGCGAGGCATCGCCCGACCTGCGCACCGATGAGGCGGCGTCGGGCGGCGTCGAACTCTGCGTGTATATGGGTCAGATTGCGGCGGCGGTCTTGCCGATCTCGGCGGTGGTCGAGAATGACCCCGTCGCCGGGGCGTGCGCCCGCACTGGCCGACATTACGGGTCGCGCTTTGCCGGTTTCGATGACCTGCGAACCAGCGTGTGCGGGGTGCCGCGATGACCCGCATCACCGTGGACGAGGATGATTTCGAGGCGTTGAAAAGCGATTTCTTGGCGCTCACAGAAATCTCCGATTCGATGGCGGGTTATCTGAATTGGACCCGAAGTCGGCTAGAGATCATCAACGCGCGGATCAAGGCCCTGTCGCAGACCGGCGTCGCCCGCGTCGCCCTCGCCGCGAAGAAATGGTCAGAGCGGCCTTGGCAGCTGTTCTTCGAAATTCACACGCTGCCCGGATCGACCAGCTATTCAAGCTGGTTCGTCGGCGGGCTGGACGTGAACGGCAAAAAGGTCAATGTCGGTGCGGCGCACAGCGTCGAGGCATGGCCCGAAGACCGGAGCCTGTGGCCGGAATGGGCGCAGGAATACGAACCGCATGAAATCTGGATACGCCCTGCGGGTCTCGATATCGTCTTCTTCGGCACGCCCGCGCCGGATTGGAAGGTTCACGATCTGCAGGTCGGCGACCGCGTCATCGCGCGCGGCACCCCGGCGGGGCTGACGACGCTCGACTATTGGGAGGAGCGTGTCGGCACGGTCTATCTCGAGCGGGACGACAACGGCGACGGCATCCCCGACAGCCTGATTATCCAGTTCGATAATGGCGAGGAGTCCGCCGTCGGCGGCATGTCCGGCGGACCGGTCGCTCGGCTGGCCGAGGATGGCACCGAAACCCTCGCCGCGACCCTGGTCACGCGCAACAGCCCGACGGATACCGACGGCGACGGCGTGCCCGAGGAAGGCTCGGATGTCGTCGAGCTGTTGCCTGCCCTGCGCCACATCCGCCGCGCGGTTGCCGCCCGCGCCACGGCTGTCGCGCGCGCGGCCTGAGGCAAGGCGGCGGCGGGGTCTGTTCCTGCCGCCGCGATCCGTCAATTCGCCGCATGATTATCCTGAAGGATCGACAGTGACATCACAGAATACGCCGTCGCCCGCCTCGAAACGCGAGAAGTTAAAGGGCGGCATGGACTGGCTACTAAAAATCAGCGCGGTCGGCGTGGTTTTGAGTGGCATCGGGGCTTTCGGTTTCGGGTTGTTCCTGCCGAAAATACAAGAGCGCCTCGGCGTCACGGCGATTCATGAAGGCTTCGACGCGTTCAAGCGCGACGACTTCGAACCGTTCCGCCGTACCGTCGTCGAGGCGCTCGAGCGCCTGACGCCCAAGCCGCGCGTCGCGACCTATGATGCCGCCGAATCGTATCAGATCGGCAAGTGCTATATCGGGTCGCGATGCGTCGTGCGGTTTCGATTGCGCCGCACGCTCTATGGTGCCAAGTGCGCGGCCCCGTCCACCGCGCCCTGGGTTAGAAACCACGGCGGAATCAAGCACGCCGCCGAGGCCCTGTCGCCGAGCCTGCGCGTTGATAAAGAGTGGACCATCCTGCTGTCCCGGTTCATCGGGCCGCGCGAGGCCCAGCCGGGGCGCGGGATCTACGGCGTTGACCTGACCTATCAATGCCCCGACGGCACGATCATCGAAACAACAATCCCGATCATGATCGAACTGCTACCGCCCCAAGATTAAAATCGATCACGATACAATTTAGAGGCTGCCATCCAACCCGGACGGCAGTCTTTTTTTTTGCCTGGGGCAGCCGGATTTGGTGTAGACACCCGCGCGATAACCCCTTGATCTCTATTGACCTGTCGGAAGACGTATAGACACCACTAAGCATTTGATAAATAACGAATATGCTATATCCCCCCCGGGCACCACCCTTAAAAATATTGATTTAAAATCAATGTCTTGCGGCGATAGTGTCTATCTTTTGGGGTGGGGTGTAGACACTTTGCGGTTTCTATTTGTCCCGCCGCCGCCCGATCTGGGTTGGGGCGGTTAGTTTGGCTTGTCCGCTGGCGGCGAGCGTTCGGCGATTCGCGGCGCGCACATAGGGTTCGCTTTCCTGGATTGTTTCGTGCCCGAGTATCGCGGTGATTTCCGAGGCGGTGGCCCCGGCCTCGGCGAGCAAGCGGCCCTTCGCCTTGCGCAGTCCGTGCATTCGGACTGTCCTGAGTCCGGCTTCGATGCAGCGCTTGCGAAACCAGTTGCCGAACCCGGCGACCTTGAAGGGACGGTCGAACTCGGTCATCAAGAAAGTCAGCCGGTCGCGCGGCAGGTCTGAGAGTTCGGCCCAAAGCTCGGGCTGGATTGGCACTTCGACAAGCGTTCCGGTCTTCTGCTGACGGATGACAATGCTGCCGTCGCGCACATGCTGCCATCCCATTCGAACCACGTCGCTGCGCCGCTGTCCCGTGCACAGGGCGAGCAGCATGGCGAGGCGGGCCGTGCTGCCCGGTGGGTGGTGCGCCAGATAGGTCGCGATGTGCGCATCGGTCCAGCTTTCCCAGCCGCGCGATTTGGGCTCGGGTGCGGATAACAAGGCGGTCGGGTCCGTTTTGATGATTTCCTGCATCATCGCCAGCTTCATGATTTTGCGCAGCACGATCAGCAAGCGCGACCGTTGCTGTGCTGTCGTCGCAATATCGGGGTCGTTCAGGATTGCGGCGGCGTGGCGCGTCTGTATCTGATCGGTGTAGCGGTGGCCGTGTTTGGTGCGGATGCGCTCGAGAAAAACCATGCGATGCCGCTGGGTCTGCTCGGACCTGTCGCGAAAATCGGGCGAGGCGATATAGTCCGCGATCAGCGCGGCGACGCTGCGCGATGGCTTTTCGCCGATGGGGCGGGGCGGTGCGGGCTTGCCGGCGCGGGCGGCGGCATAGGCGGCCTCGAAACCGGGCGTGCCGGGCGGCCCCGGCAGGACGCGGGTTTGGTAGCCCTTGCGGCGAAACTGCCACACGACTTTTCCGTGCGCGTTTTCATAGGATCGGACGAAGGGCGGTTGCCTGATTATGCCACGTCGTCCCAAGTGTCCGCCTCCGGTGCCGGTGCCTCCGTTGGCAGTGTCATGAAATATTCGTCGAGTTCAAGGCGAGACCACAACACGCGACAGCCGACCCGCCGTGGCGGTGGCATCGATCCCGCCTCGACCATGGCCGCGAAGGTGTTCTCGCTCACGCCGACATACGCCGCCGCAACGGCCTTCCCGAGGCCCAGCGGTGCGAGCGTGGGCGGCATGGGCGAGCGGGGTTTCATTTGGGTTTGCAGAGGTGGGCTAAGGTTGCTGCCGGGATGAACGCAGAGGGAATAGGCCAAAAAAGGACATACCACATCGGATCAATGTTGAATTTCCCCGGGTTGTTTTTTCTCTGATTGCACCAAAAGTACATTCCGAGCGTAAAGGCGAGCGGCATCGGGGCGAGGTAGGCGATCAGGGCAAAGGTCAGGGTCATAGGATTCCAATCAGCGCCAATATTGCTTGGGCGATCGACAGGGCCGTTGCGAGGGCCGTGAGGATCAATGCGGACCAAAAAAGAAAAACGAGCACATCGATCTTTTTCTCTATCCGCGGCATCGCCGCGCGCTCGATGCGTTCGTTTTTCTGACGAAGGGCTGCGCGGGAGAGCGCCTCGTCTCGGTCTGTGCCAAAGGCCAGTTCGCCGCGAACCCATGATTCGCGTTGTTGTTGGCGCATCTCGTCCTGTTCGGATGGGGTTAGGGAATCGAAATGGGCTTTGGCTTTTGCGAGTAAGTCTTCGATTTCGCCTCTCGCGTATTTTTCGGGGGTCATGATTTTCGTTCTCGCTCTAGCTTGGCCGCCGCGGCGTGGATCTTCGCCCTGTACTCAGGGTCGCTGCGGAGTGCCGCGATGCTGCAAATCGCGGCGGCGAATAGAATGATTGCGGGGGCTGGCCAAAGCGCGACAGCGGTCCATATCGAGCAGCCTTTTGCGCTCGGCTTTGAGGCTGTTTCGCGAAGGGATTCGTCGATCCGGCGGATGACGTACATTTGCGCTGCGCCCAAAACATAGAGGATGATGATTATTGTCAGCATCACCGTGCCTCCCTTTTTGGCGGCGATGCGCACCAGTCGATGCGTTGGGTTCGCCAGTTGTAGATCATCGCGTGGCCCTCGGCGGCGAGGGTGTGGCCGACATTGGTGCCGTCGGCGATGGCGCGGGCCAGCAAGCGGCGGCGGTCGCGCGTGCGGGCGATCTCGCCGGTGTTGAAATCGTAAAGCGGCTCGAGCCGGAACACGTCGGCCTTGCGAATAATCTCGCGCAGGCGGGCGCTGGCGGCCTTGCCGCGCTCGATCTCGAGGTCGCATTGCGCGCCGCTGCGGCGGC